GTATAATTCGCGATGGTCGCAACTGTGCGTGGCGTGGAAATAGTTGATCGAGTACTCAAGAGGTTCTACCCTACAGCCGAGTTTGATTACACGCGAGGATTCTGGCATCTATACAGGTTTTCAACGAACATAAGAGCAATACGTAGAAAGAAAGGCACGAAATATCAAAGAGATGATGAGGTGTTAGCGAATTTGGTTGACAGGAGGACGGAAACTCTATATGGGATACGTGTTTTGAATGAAGCGAGTTGGAATGAACTCACTGAAGAATATAACAAGCGGTCGCGAGGGCTTAAGATTTTTGAAAACTCAGTATTAGACCATGAAGAATTAGATCCGGAGGAAGAATTTTTGCGAAATTATAAAGTGGTGGAGGATGGCGCCGGACATTTATCGACGTTCATTGAGACGCGAGCGAAAATTGAAATGCAAATATATGGTGATTTACCGATGAAAATATGGTTTATCTTCGTAGAACAGTTATGCAGACACATTGGGTTCGAAACAGAAGGCTTGGCGGTAATGAAATCTTTTTTATCGAAGTATGGAACACCGTTTCACCAAGGCTTAAGAGACTTGTCAAAATTAGACGGATTTAGAATGTCGTATTCAACACCGATGTTGTTTGAGATGAGCTGCATGGAATCGCTATTGGAAATAAATATATTCAAAAGAATGCAGGAGGAAAAGATACGTTGTTTACAGTTTGGAAATAGAAATATAGATCCAATAGCATTGTTAAGGGAATTTTATTTGATATGTTTACCACATCCAAAACGTATTAATAATATCCTACGATCACCCTACTCGTGGTTCGTCAAAACATGGGGTGTAGCGGCAGATCCTATTGTAGTGTTGAAATCATCTGGAGGCGACGATCGAAATAGCAAGGACGTATATTATGAAAAATTTCAATATGTTGAGAATTCTTATGTACCTATATTTGATGCTCGCTTTTATCAGAAGAGCTTGGAGGATAACGTCGAAAAAGTGAATGAAGCTATCGAGTATTCGCGTGAGTTAGGGCAGCATGATGAGGGATTGCCGATTTTTATGAGCATGTTGAAGGACGTATATCGAACACCATTCGTTCCCAATAAGCCTTCAAACCTTATACTCGCATCATTCATGCTTAGTATTCAGACTATTACAGGCTACGGACGGGCATGGGTTAAAAATGTCGGTACGGACTTTGGTAAGCAGAAAAGACCTTCAAAGGATAACTTTATCGAACGTGTTTCAGATTATACAGCAAATAATTTTATAGCGGCGTATGAGGAAGCCAGGCAGCATCATGAAGACATTGTATTCCCTGAAGATCTATACACATCTATGCTGAGGTTAGCTAGAAATACAAGCTCAGGGTTTTCAACATCAGTGAAGGTTAGAAAAGCGTTTGGCCCAAACGTGAAAAGAAAGCCGGAGTTGATTGATGTAACTTCGAGGATCAAAGCGCTCGTAATCTTCACGAAAGGGCATACAGTGTTTACTCCAGAAGAATTAAACAAAAGATATAATACTACGACCAACTATCAGACGAAAGGATCAAGAGAGGTTCCGATAAAAGCGACGAGGACGATTTATTCAATAAATTTATCAGTGTTAGTGCCGCAATTAGTTGTAACATTACCATTGAATGAATATTTTGCCAGAGTTGGAGGTTCCACTTCACCCTACTGCAAAAAGATGGGAGGTAAAATCATTGTAGGTGATTTGGAAGCTACAGGGTCGAGGGTGATGGATGCCGCAGATACGTTTAGGAATTCCGCTGATCCAGGCACGTTTACTTTAGCAATAGATTATAGTGAATATGATACACACTTGACGAGGCATAATTTTCGAGGAGGTATGATTAAGGGATTACGTGCCGCGATGGCAAAATATAGAAATTTGCGATATGAAGGTTACTCTTTGGACGAGCTAATTGATTTCGGATATGGAGACGGAAGGGTGGCGATGACGCTTTGGAACGGTAAAAGACGTGTCTTTAAGGTTCCAGCGCATCTGTATATAATGTTAAACGAGGACGATAGAAAACAGGGCGATTTCAAGCCACCACCTGGAGTACGTCCCGTCACCTCGATGGCTGTGGCTAAAAAATTGATACAAGAGAAATCCATAACTGATGATTATATTCTGGTTTCACCAACGGATGGAAGTGACTTGGCGCTTATCGATACACATCTATCAGGTGAGAACTCGACATTGATAGCAAATTCAATGCATAACATGGCGATTGGGACGATAATACAAGAAGAAGTACTGAGAAAGTACCCAACGGAAATTGCTTTTCAATCCGAACAATATGTTGGAGATGACACATTACTATATACACAACTGCTGACTCGAGACCCAAAGGTGGTGAATGGAATAATTGAGACTACCTTCACGTCAGTGGAGAAATGCGGTCATGAAGCATCAGCATCGAAGACAATGGTATACCCTTATTCTGTTGAGAAGACGCAGACACATGCTAAGCAAGGAGTTTATGTACCACAGGACCGGATGATGATCATTTCTTCAGAGCGGAGGAAGGATATCGAGAATGTGAACGGTTACATGCGGTCACAGGTACATACAATGGTGACAAAAGTTAGCAGGGGGTTTTCGCATGATTTAGCCCAATGGATACTGATGCTGAAAACAGTTTTTGTGGGAGCTTGGAAGCTGAAGAGAACAATTAAGGATGTTCACGGGTATCGCGACAGAAAGTTTGATGACGACGCAGAGGATGGGTTTACGCTCGTGACGTTAAAAAACCCATTGGCCTTGCATATACCGCAAAGTTGGGGAGGGTATGGTGCACATCCTGCAGCGCTTAATATTGTGATGACAGAAGAAATGTTCATTGATTCGATGCAAATGTCAAGGCTCGAAGTAGAAATGCAAATGCTCACAAAGGTAGCGGGTAAATTACCGCCAGCATGGGATGAAACTCAGGCTGATAAACGACAAATATCTGCAGAGACGAAGATGAGCTTCTTCAGTAAGATGGCTCGACCAGCGGTACGCGCTACGCTGATGGTTCCGGAGATTATGGATGTCGTTGAAACCTTGCCATTAGGAGATTTTGGACCTGGACGCTTGTCGAAGACAATGATGCATTCAGCTCTCCTTAAGGAAGCAAATGCGCGCAGTTTACTTGTGAGCAGCTATGAGCTAGAATACCAGAAGCAGTTGAACGGGTGGAGGGAGCTGCCTATGAGCTTTACGTTAGATGAGGAGAGCGGGTACGTCTCTAGTAAATATGCGAAAATGTTTGATATTTATTTTGATGAAGAGATAATCGAACCAGCACACGTGTTTCCGGATCAAAATCTCTCTCCGCAATTCTACGTACAAAAGGCGATAATTGGACAACGCAAATCAACTCGGATGCGCATGTCATATATTGACCGAATCGACTCAATACTGCGAAAAGACGTTGTTATGCGAGGTTTTTTGACAGCTAATACCATAGTGAATGTTCTTGAGAAAGTCGGTATAAGCCATACGGCGGTTGATTTGGTCACATTATTTACCTTGATGAACATCGAAGTAAAGGTTGCGGAGGAGTTGGCCGAATATATAACATCAGAAAGGGTCAGATTTGACGCGGTTAAGCTACTAAAGAAGGGGATCGTTGGGGACGAATTTTCGATGTCGTTAGATGTGGCTACTCAGGATATGATCGACCAACTAATTCGCTACCCGCATGAGCTGACGAAGACAGAATTAGACGCGGTTAGTTTATACGTTTCACAATTGATCATGCTACGGGCCGCGTTAGGAATGAAGAAGAGAAGGATACGAATTAGTATCTCCTCTGATGAGCGTGAACGATTTAGAGCAAAGATTCAACGTTATAAAACACATACACCCAAGTTGAAGTTGATTAAAAAACTGATTGATATAAATAGGCTGTCGGTGAGAGCGCTTGAAAATCAGTTCGTTTAACTTGACACGCCAGCGAATAAACTTAC